CCATGAGGAAACCGAAAACGGATCCAGGACCAGGCGCAGGCCACGCAGACAGCGCCGAAGAAACCACAAACCAGATATCGAAGATCATAAATCAGGCGCACGCAGGAATAACCAGGACCAAAGGCAAAGAATACGCACCCACAGCGCAGGAGATCCAGAGCTGGATTAACAGCCATCACAAAATAGGACCATCACAGACCAAACAGCGGATCCAGTGACCATCACATGCCGCCCAGGCCAGAAACACCCAGGCCACGCGGACCAGGAAAAAGATATCAAACTATATCGAAAACTGGGCAAAAACGGACCAAAAGTCAAAAAGATATCAAACTATATCGAAAACTGGGCAAAAACGGACCAAAAATGAAAAAGATGTCGAACTATATCCAAGCTCCATGAGGGAACGGAGCAGGGAGCAAACCGAAAACCAAATCGGTGACGCCACCAAAATGGGAATACTCGTTAATTTTGAGGCACATGGGAACCAGCCAAAAAGCGCAGGCCAGGAACGCGATCATGGAATTATATCGCTCAGGCGAAATCGCGAAGGCCTGCAAGCGGATAACCCAGGGAAACCAGCTCGCCCAGGACCTGGCCCAGGAAACCGTCCTGATCCTGCTCGAAAAACCAGCAAAGAAAATAGCGGAGATGCACCAAAGGAACGAGCTCAAATGGTACACGATCCGAATTATCATGGTTCTATGGCGCGGGAATTGGAGCGGATTCTCCGCAAAATACAAACAGACGGAACCGATCCTGGAGGCACCAGAAAACCAGTCGAACCAGGCCGATCCCGAATACAATCACGCCATAGACCAAATGATCCAAATCATGGAGGCGGAGATGGATAGCTGGGCGCAGAACGGAGCATACCCATACGACAAAAACCTGCTGCTCGAAGTTTCTGCAGAAGGGAGCATGACGAAGGTCAGCAAAGAAACCAAAATACCATACCGCTCCGTGGTCTGGACCATAGAAAAAGCAAAAACCAAAATCAGGAAACGAATAAAATCACACGGATATGACAGCCTATCAATTGATAGTTAGCGCCCTGGCAGGAATAGCCATAGCACCAACGCGATGCCTACCCGCCCAGTTCTACAAACTGAAAATAGCCCAGAGGAAACCGCTGAACTGCGAAACCTGCCTGGCGTTTTGGATTGCTGGAATTTGGGCAGCGACGGAACCACAGCCATACCTGGCTCCTTTATTTGGGCTCGCAGCAAGCGGGCTCGCAGCTATAATCTGGCGCATAATTTCATGAAGCTCGACCAGGGAACATACATGGACCTGATCCGCTGGCGGGAATACTGGAACGCCTACCAGGCTCATCATTTCATAAGGCTACCAGCCGAAGCGGTAGCGGACGTGCACGCCGCAATAAAGATGCTGGGAGCGCAGCCAGTGAACTGGTACTGCAGCGGATGCGTTACGGAGGCGCTGCGGATTGCATTTGAAGCAGTAGAGGAATACGAGCGCGAAAACGGAACCATAACCATAACAAAACAAAATAAAAATGCAGACAGTAAAAATCGGGCTGATAAAACCGAATCCGAATAATCCCAGAATCATAAAGGACGAAGCATTTAAAAAGCTGGTAAAATCGATCCGCGAGCTACCAGAGATGGCAGCTGTGAGGCCCATCGTCGTAAACCAGGATATGATCGTGCTGGGAGGGAACATGCGACTGCGAGCCATGAAGGAGGCAGGCTGGACGGAGGCGCCGATTGTCCAGGTGGACTGGGATGAGGAAAAACAGCGCCAGTTTATCATCAAAGACAACGTGAGCGGAGGGGAGTGGGATTGGGAGATGCTGGCAAACGAATGGGAGGCCAGTGACCTGCTGGATTGGGGCCTGGACCTTCCTGATAACTTTCAGGAACCAGGAGAACCAGAGCCAGCTGAGGATGAATACGAACTGCCCACGCAAATCAAAACGGATATCAGGGAGGGCGATTATTTCCAGATCGGCGACCATCGCCTGCTTTGTGGGAGCTCGACGGACCAGGACCAGGTAAACCGCCTCTTTGAAGGACAGCTGGCCGATATGATCATGACGGATCCGCCATACAACATCAACTACGAATCGGCGAACGGAAAAAAAATCATAAACGACGCCATGCAGGACGGAGAATTTTATGAATTCCTGCTCAAATTTTACAAAGCATACGAAGCGGTGACCAAACCAGGAGGCGCCTGGTACGTCTGGCACGCGGACACGGAATCGTTGAATTTTAGGGCCGCATTTAAGCAAAGCGGATTATTACTGAAACAATGCCTGATATGGGCAAAAAGCTCGTTCACTATAGGGCGCCAGGACTACCAGTGGAAGCACGAACCATGCCTGTACGGATGGAGGGAGGGAGCAGCCCACTACTTCACAGACGACAGAACCAAACCAACGGTGATCGAAGATCAAATCGATCCAACCAAAATGAGCAAAGCGCAGCTGGTGAAAATTGTGCAGGAGATGACAGGAGATACCATGAAAACCACCGTGCTGCGAGCAGACAAACCGAGCAGGAACGAACTGCATCCCACCATGAAACCGATCCTGCTGCTGGCGCCTTTGATAAGCAACAGCTCCAAACCAGGCCAGATTGTGGGTGACGCCTTCCTGGGCAGCGGATCCACTATGGTCGCCGCGCACCAGCTGAACCGCAAATGCTACGGAATGGAGCTCGATCCCGCCTACTGCCAGGTCGTCCTGGACAGGATGCAACAGCTCGACCCCGAAATTAAAATATTCAAAAACGGAGAGCCATACCAGAGAATTCAATAACACAAAACAATGCCGAATCCAGAAAACATCGTAGCGTACCAATTCCCCAAAGGAACCAGCGGGAATCCAAATGGAAGGCCCAGGAAATACGTCAGCACGCTGGTAGGGAAGGGCTACAGCAAAGTAGAAATAAACGATACCATCCAGACCATGATGGCAATGACCAGCACGGAACTAAAAGAGATATTCGAGGATCCAAAATCGACGATCCTGGAGCGGACCATCGCAGGAGCCATGCGCAAAAGCATAGAGAAAGGAACGCTATACAGCCTGGAAACTTTGCTCAGCCGCGTCTACGGATTACCGAAGCAGGACCAAACCACTACGATCATCGTAGAGCAGCCGCTCTTTGGTGACGACCAGGAACCACTGACGCTGCCAGAGGCACAAAATGACGCGCCAGAATAAACGATGAACAAATACACCTACACCACAGCGGTCAAAAAGATACGCGCCATGAAGGCGCGCAAAAGAGTCATACAGGGCGGAACCAGCGCAGGCAAAACCATAGCCGTGCTGTCGGTTTTGATTAACAGAGCCACACGCGTACCAGATAGCGAGATAAGCGTCGTGGCAGAAAGCATACCCCACCTGCGACGCGGAGCGATCAAAGACTTTCTGCAGATCATGCGAGTTACTAACCGATTCGTAGAGGAACGATGGAACATGACCCTGCTCAGCTACCGATTTGCAAACCGTAGTTTTATAGAATTTTTTAGTGCTGATAGCGAAGCCAGGCTGCGCGGAGCCAGGAGGCACGTGCTGTACATAAACGAAGCGAATAACATAAGTTTTGAAAGCTACTACCAGCTGGCGATAAGGACCAGCCAGGAGATTTATATCGACTACAATCCCACTGCGGAATTTTGGGCACAAACGGAAATCCTGACGCAGGACGATGCAGAGCTGGAAATACTGACTTACCAGGATAACGAAGCGCTACCCGAAACAATTAAACAGGATATCGAATCAAACCGAATCAAAGCAGCGAACAGCGCCTACTGGGCGAACTGGTGGCGCGTTTATGGCCTGGGCCAGCTTGGAAATTTAGTGGGGGCGATTTTCGAGGACTTTAAAATAGTTCAAAACCTGGAACCGAGCACTCAGAAATTTGTGGCATTTGGGATCGACTGGGGATACAGCTCGGATCCCACAGCGCTGGTCGCAGTTCACAGGAACGGAGAAAACCTATACATCCAGGAACTGCTATACGACTACCAGCTGACAAACCAGGATATAGCGAAAAAGCTAAAAGAATTCGGAATAACCAGAAGCATGGAGATCGTCGCAGACAGCGCGGAACCTAAAAGCATCGAGGAAATCTACCGCCTGGGATTTAATATAAAAAAAGCGAACAAAGGACCAGACAGCGTCCGAAACGGAATCGATATCTTAAAAAGATTCAAAATACACGTCACCAAAGACAGCACCAACCTGATCAAAGAATTAAGGAATTACGCCTGGGCTACAGATAAAAATGGGAAAAACACAGGGGAACCAGCGGACGCATTCAACCACGCCATCGACGCCATCCGCTACGTGGCATTAAATCGCCTGGCAGTGGCGAACCAGGGAAAATACTTCATAATTTAGCGGGCGCATTTTGTCAAAGCGCCCAAACGCATGAGCGATCGCAAAACAGCAAGCCCAGACCAACGCGCATTTTTGATAAAAAAAATGCGGGAAATTACCGATTTTAATGGGGAATTCCGTCATGAGCTTTATACGCTCATGTACGCCGTCGCCATGAGGGAGGGCATCCTTTACAGCCTGGAAACACACAACGAGATCATAGACGAATTCCACCAAATCCCAAAACCATGAAAAAGAAAATCATCCATTACTATCACATTTT